ACATGTTTGGACCCTCGCGAGTATGTAGGAATAGACAGAAACCCCCATTTCAACCCCCCCCACGGTTCTAAACAGTGTTCTAAATGTATGCAGGTTGAAAAATGAAGGATGCATTAAGTTTGGTTGATTGTTCAGTATGCGGTGCTGTAGTAACTAAAGCAAAAGCAACGCTACAAATTCATATAAATGATTATGACCCATTGACCGATGAAATAAACGTGACTGAAATTATCTTATGCCGTGGGTGTTATGCCATACAGTAAGTGTTTTGTCTGTAAAAGAAGGTTAGACGTTCCGACTCAAGGTCACTGGAAGTATTGCCGATCTTGTTTACTGGAAAGGAAAACCAAAAAGGTATTAAGACAGATTAAAGAATTTACAGATTTTATATCTACTCAATTATAAGTAGGACTACTCAATAATGGGATATGGTCAGGCGACGTTCAACTAGAAGATATTCAAGAAAAAAAAGTTTCACGATTTCGGCAATAGAAACAGGCGCAGCTCTTAGTTTAGCAAAATCTGCCGGTGTCGATACTGCAGTACAGACCGCACTAGGCGGTAATTTGGCAGGGGCTTTAACTGAAATACAGGATAAGGTAGCTTTAAATAAAAATAAGATAATTGGGACCCTCGGGGCCGCATTCGTTGGTAAAATGATTGCTAAATCATTTGGAAATGGTCAGCTCGCAAAGCTCGGCCCGATCCGAATAAAAGCGATGACACCCGAACAAGACCAATTTGGAGCATAATAAATGGGCTTACAAACAAAAACTTTTACGATAGCAGGTCAATCTTTTGTGGCCGGTACGTTCACATCTATAACGCAGCTCCTCGGAAGTACTGCGAATTTAAATGTGCCTGAGGGCTATAATCGCCTAGTACGAATCTCGATGAGCTTTGCACCCGATGTGGCCGAAGCAACCGACGGATGCAGTGTTTTCAAATTTGCGGGGGATGGGGTTGTAGTACAACAGGTGATAGCAGGACCCGCGTGGTGCAATCAGGGCGTCGCATCATTGAACGGTAACAACGGGCAACCAGTCATTATGGAATCGAGTACAGGAGTTTTCGATATTAACACTTCTAACCAAATAGACCTTAGTGTTTCGGTAACAACCGCCGCAACTGCGGATGTTGCGATCTCATTAACTTACGCTGCTTAAAGGCCTTGAATGGCTATAATAGGCGGCGCAGGTAATCCAGTCGGCGGTTCTTTCACTGGACCAGCACAAGCTTTAGAAATAGCGGGGAATTTTGCTTATGGTTACTCTGGCGAAGTCCTAGTTAACAATAACACAGTATCAATGTTTGAATTTACCACAGGTAATTATCTATTTGTTGGAACCTTCTCTTACGGTATAGACCAAAACGCTTCTCTCGGTGGCTCTAAGTTAATAGGTTTTAGCATTGAAATGAACGGGTCTAAAATTATGCAACTAGTAACACAAACTAGTGCTACTCTTGCTATGATTGACTTTGACAACGATCTGAATATAATTATCCCGTCATATACTCAGATTAAAATAGAAAGTGAAACGACTAATACAACCAATGTGCCCACTTACGGAATGTTAACAGGTAGGATATACCGCGACTAATGCCCACAAAGAGAGAACGTGAATATTACCGAATGGGCTTTAATGACGGTATAGAATTCTCACGAAGCGGCTCTAGTGGATATACACCAAGAGCGTCAATGATAGAAGAGGTATATTCACGTGACGACCCACCAATAGTTCCCCTTTCATCTATTCCGCGTTCATTTGGCAAACCAAAGAAGCGCAAACTATCAGCGTGGAATAAGTTTGTAAAAGCTAACAGTAAGAAACCGCGCTTTGTGTTACGATCTGGAAAGCTGAACCTAAAGAAGATGGGCGTAGCATTCAGGAAAACCCCCGCAGGCAAGAAAAAGAGACGTTAGTTTGATTTTGGAGCCGTAACTCTATGGATATCGCGACTATAATTGTTTTAGGAAAGGCATTGTTTAAAGACCCTAAAAGAAAAGTGACCCCGCCAACATCAACAGCAGGGGCGCGACCCGATTGTGGAACGGGAAAGAAAGCCGTACTTTTTACGAATCCGGACCGTTGGGTCTGTGTACCGGAATTTAAATAATGACCTTGGAATTAATGCCCGACGGGGTAACATTCAAGAAACTGAATAAAACCCAAGAAAAGGCCCTCAAGCGTTATTATAATCGATTACATGACAAACCATTAACGGAGACTTTAGGCCTTCCGATTGGTTTGGCGGTCTTGGGGGGAATTGGCGCGATAGCTTATATTTTCAAGGATGAGTTACAACAATATTTAAAAGATAAAGAGGAGGACGTTGTCGATTGGATTAAGGGTTTACCAGTGGCGGCGGGTGGCGGTGTTGCCGATGTTGTTGTCTCTTTAGTTGATGCTGTAGGATTATCCACAAACGAACCCGTAAACCCTGAATATGTAGTACTGAATGTTGGAACACCTGAAGAAAGGACAGTAGGACCCTTTTCACTCTGTCAGCGTTGGGGCCTTGACGCGGATGATTGGCTAGCTAATGTTCAAGCAGGAAAGTTTTTGACTAAGATAGGAGCCGCGCTAGCGGGTAATTATATAATTAAGAATATGAAGAAAGAAGAATGTTCTAGGCCTAGAGCAATCACCCAAGCTCAATGGGATGATGTTTAAGTTTAACGGGCGCGCTGTTCTCACATACTGCATACATCGGTATTTTAGCGCCCTATCAATAAGGAGTCATGGAACTAAGTCAAATAATACCCCTTTTGTTTATTGGAGAAATCGCAACCCTGCTTTTACTTTACAGGTTTGTACTAAGAGATTGGATAATAACTAAATGGGAAGATAAAATAACGCAGGACGACGGCGAATGGTTGATAGCAACCTTAGAACCGTTACTAGATGAGGTCGACGCTCGAACCTCGGACCAATTAGAAGCATTCAGGACAACTTTCCTTAAAAGTTTTTTGGGTACGGTTGGAAACATGACAAAAGAGGCAAAAAAGCTTGACCCGATGAATAATTTAAGATCGGCTGCTAAAAATGGTGATTGGACCACTATGATAGTGGAATATTTAGCAAACAAGTCAGGATTAAACGAGTCCTTAGCTAACTTTCAGCTAGGTGACGCTAAACCTCAGCTCAAAAAAGCAGAAGAAAAGCTAAGTTTAGGTAAAATGTAGGTATATTATATATTATATGTATGTATTACTCTTTTTTATTAGTATGACGTCTTATTATTTTCATTTAAAAACCGTGTAGTTTATATATTACTTTCTATAACAGGAATTATCGAAAGCTTTCGGGGGTTTGGGTTTGGGGGGCACTCTCCTAGTAAAAGATTAATATACATATAATTATATATACTGGTTCCGTCTTGTTAGGCTGTGAGAACAATGTATTTAAACAAACAAAAGAGAACAGACATAGAAGGTGCAATAGCTTTATGCAAACAAAAGTTAAGAATGAACCCTGACTATAAATTAGAGGCCTACGCGGTTCAAGGCTTTTTGGAGGGTTTGATTGATGAGTAAAGGCAAAGTTGGACGTCCACCACAGACCGACGCCGAGGGTAATCGAATCGATAAGACCTTAATTAATTTAACGATCCCCGTAACATTGAAGAACTTTCTGGATAAGTATGTCAAAAACCGTTCTGAGTTCTTTACTGAGATGGTGACCAAGATGTATATTGGTTTAATATGTCCTAAATGTTATTCGGATGAATATATTACAGAATGTCCGGCAGGGACCGAGTGTAATAACTGTGATATCTGGATTAGATTAAATGATTGTCCTAACTGTAATACATGTTTGGACCCTCGCGAGTATGTAGGAATAGACAGAAACCCCCATTTCAACCCCCCCCACGGTTCTAAACAGTGTTCTAAATGTATGCAGGTTGAAAAATGAAGGATGCATTAAGTTTGGTTGATTGTTCAGTATGCGGTG